TTTTCACCTTCTGAAAAATTAGCATAACTAAAATCATCACGATGTCTACTCTTAATTGTTTCTTCAAAGTTTTCATCAATATTAAAGTTAACAAAGAAATCCATAGCACTTAAATATTTGTTAATCAACTTGTTCATAATTGGCAAATACTGTTTGATGATTCTTGTTTTAATACCAGTATCTTTTAATAAATTACCAGCATATTCTAAGTATTGTTTTTCGTCAGTCAAATCTTGTTGTTTTTTAATTAAGATTCCAAGTTCTGTTTTGAGTTCTTTAAGTTTGGCATTATCATCAACAATCGAGTTTTTCTGTTCAGATAAAGTTTCAATTTCTTTTTGTAGTTTACCAACGTAAGTATTGATTGCTGAAATGGTTGAATTATGTTTGACGATTTCATTATTGTGTGCCTGAATATGCTTTACTATCGTTTGGATTTCTTCGATACGTTCATTTGCCTTTTGGATTTTAACCTCGATATCTTTAAGTCCAACTCCGATTTCTCCTTTTGTTTTATCGATTCCACTAAGTTGGCTATGTCTGAAGGTTTCAGCGATACTTTGTTTACAGGTTGGACAGTCGTGGTTTTCTTCATAGAATTTATGCTCCTTATCTAATTTTTTTAATCGAGATTCTAATTTAGACTCCAACTGAATGAGTTGGTTCACTTTTTTTTCTGTAGATAGTTTATCACTAATTTTTTTATTTAATACATCAATATGTTTTTGTATTAATTCAATATCTTTTTGTAGAGTAAAATTTTGGTCAATAGATTCAAAGACTTCTTTTTTCTTTTTATTGATTTCTTCTTCGTTATGTTTTTTAGATTCTTCAATTGCTTCTTTCTGAAGCTTAATTTTTTCGGCTGACAAATCTAATTCATACTTTGTTTTTAATGATTCGGTTTTATTAACCGACATTTTTTCTTTAACAATACCATTCATTGAGGAGAAAATACCAATATCTAATAAATCTTCAATGATTGCTCTACGGTCACCAGGACTTAATTGCATGAATGGAACAAAAGAAGCAGAACCCAAGATAACTACTTGTGTAAAAGACTTGTAGTTTATTTTGAGAATAAATTTTTCTAAATGGTCTTGATAATCTTTGATAGCGGCATCTTGATTTAACATTATGCCGTTACACCAAATTTCAAATATGTTTGGTTTAATACCACGAACAACTTTATATTGTTTTTTACCGATAGAAAATTCAACCTCAACGACACCTTGTTGTTGATTAATAGAATTTAAAAGATTGGGTTTATTGATTTTACGAAATGGTTTACCAAACAAACCAAAACACAAAGCATCCAACATGGTGGATTTACCTGCACCATTATTACCAATAACAAGGGTGTTTGGTGATTTAGTTAAGTTCAGTTCAGTAAAACTATTACCGGTAGAAAGTATGTTTTTCCAACGGAGTTTTTGAAATATAATCATGCCTGTTCTTGGTTCAACGCTTCAACGTAAATCTCTTTCATTACAGTTTTCAGCTTATCATTATTAATATGTTCTTCTTGTATACTATCCACAAATCTTTCAATAATTGTCATAGTATCTTCTGCTTGGTCTATTGTATCATCTTCTACGCCCAATGTCAAATCAGTAAAATCTTCAGCAATCGTAATATCGATAGGATTAACGGCATATAAACTATTCATCAACTTATCAAACAGATAGGGATTAGTTTTGTTAACAACTACCACTTTTACATATGTGTTGGTATATTTACTTAAATCTTTATTTGTTATTTCCGTAATTGAATCTTTCTTATCATCATAAAGAATACGGTGAAACATAACATTAGGATTAGGAACAAATGTCAATTCATAAGTATCAGTATCAAAGATATTAAAACCTTTTTGGTCATTATAATCATTCCATGTTATTTCCATTGGAGTACCAACGTAATAGATGTTATCTTCAGTTGAACGATGATGGTAATGTCCAGAGAATACTCTATCAAACTTACTAAAAAGTTTTCTGTCTAATCCTTCTGAATTGATGTGACCACGATGCATTGCAAACCCAGCAAACTCAAAATGACCAAAACAAATTTTAGATGTTGTTGTTTCAACTTCCTTTAAGCATTGGTCATAATTGTCTGCACAAATCCATGGTATAAAACACATATCCGAATCTGGTTCATGTGTCATATACGGAATTGTCATAGGTCTGTCTACTACCGTAATATTTTTATATTCTTTGAATAACAAGTCAGGAGAATTAATCTGATTGGTATTTTTATGATATGTGTCGTGATTACCAGCAAGAACTATCATACGCATATTATACTCAGTCAACTTATCAAGAAACATCTGTCTTGTTCTACTTAATGAGTAGAAGTTGATATACTTTCTACGGTCGAAGAAATCTCCTACCTGTATGATAGTATCAATATCATTTTCGATAAGATATGGAAAGAATGTTTCTGAATAAAACTTTTCACCAAAGTCTAAAAAAGCAGGCGAATCATTTCTCATGCCAAAATGAGCATCACCAAGTATTGCAATTTTCATGTTCTATTTTCTTTTTTCACCGGTTCATCATTATAATATTTTAATTCTAGTATTTGATTGCTTCTTGGTTGTTGATTAGTAAATCCAATGGCTTTAAATAAAGTATCAAATACTTCTGTTCGTACCATAGAGTCTTTTATATTATCAATATAGGTTACTTTATACATTATATCATTCATCCAAAAAATTTTCAAGGCCTTTTGGTTTCTTTACCTCTTTTTTCTTATTATGAGCAGTTTCATAATTTTCGATAAATTCACCAATGTTATCATAGAGTTCAAATTGTTTTGTAGTACCATCTTCAAATTCCAACATTTCAAACTCGTCAAGTATACCAATTTGTTCTGTCGCTTTATACTTTACATATAATTGTTTTTTTTCTTTTTGTATTCTTCGTAAAAAGGCAAAGTATATGATTTGTGTAAAGTAAGCAAATGGGTTCTTAGATTTCTCAGGATCAAAATTGCTAAAATACATTAGACAGTTTTCAATACCATCAGATATCATTTCATCACGGTAACTATAATTAATAAAATTAGGTTTGTGTGATAAACCCTCTGCTATCTTCATAAAGCACTCGCCAATGTAGTTAGGAATTGCAGGAGGTGGTAATTTCTTCTTCTTGTTCTCAATGTCTTTAGCTTTATAATCAGCTAAGGCTTTAAGAAAATCAGCGTTATTTACATATTGTTTTTGTTTATTCGCCATGTTTACCACCTAAATGCTTGACAAATGCTTGACAAGTGTTTATTATCGAGTATGTGCCGGTTTCAAGTTTAATGTAATATATTTCCATCTTGTTCCATTTCGTTAAATGCTTCCATTAGTTCTTCCATATTATCACTTGTATCATATTCATATTCATCTTGATTATCAATCTGTTTCTGTATAGCCAATACCTTATTAATCTTTTCCACGGTAGCGTTATAGTATTCAGAAAATTCATCAGTAGGTTCCATAGCAAACATAACATCACATTTTGATATGACAATAGTTTTATTCTTAACCAACTGAACAGGAATCCATTGATGCATAACCAATCCGTTATACTTTCCACGAGGTTCTATGCCAACTGTCATAGGTTCTGTTACTTTGTAATTCTCATCAGAAATATCCACTAGACCTATAATATCTTCACCACTCTGTAAACGTAAGATTTTGATGTTATTCATGTTTTAATCCTATTTTATATATTTTGAATGGAAATTGTTCTTCCGTATATATCTTGGTTCTATCCACAAAATGTCGTAATGTGTAATTCATATATTTTTTATATCTCATGTCATCTGCTATATCATAAAGTACCGCTTTGTCTTTACCTTCAGCCTGTCGTAAACCACGACCAATTGATTGTAAGTTCCGAATTCGAGACTTAGAAGGTGAAGCAAAGATAATGTTATGCAAATTACGAATATTAATACCGGTAGAAAAAGTACCAAAACTTGCCACAATAATTGCATCATTTTCTATCTCCATTATTCTTCGTATTTCTTCTCTATCATTGGTGTCTGTATCACCATGCACAAAGAAAACTTTTCTGTTGCCAATTTTCTCTGTATCCTTTATCATATTATACAGGATTTCTCCATGCTTTTCAACCATTTGATAAAGAATTAATGTATTATTGCCGAGGCTAACCGCCAGATTTTTAATGAATTTATTTCTTGCCGTGTTAGAAATGAGATACTGAA